GGTCTTGCCGCTGCTGTACAGCTTGAAAATATCAACGACAACGGGCGCGGTTGTTTCGTCAATCTCAAAATAGCAATCGGAATTGACCTTGTACCCTAATACGCGCTGACCGCCCAGCGCCTTACCCTTTAAGGCGTTTTCTCTCATGCCGCGCGTGATCTTCTGCGACAATTCAACGCTGTAATATTCCGCCATGCCTTCAAGCAGGCTTTCCATGATGATACTTTCCGGCGATCCGTTCAAGTTCTCCATAGCGGAAAGAACCTTCACGCCGTTTTTCTTCAAGCGGGCTTTATAAATTGCGCTGTCGTAGCGGTTGCGGGTGAAGCGGTCGAGGCGGTACACAATGACGGCTTGAAACTGACGCTTTGCGCTGTCCTCTATCATCTTTTGAAAGGCGGGGCGATTGTCCGTCTTTCCGCTGATAGCGCGGTCGATATAGGTATCAATTACGGCTATATCATTCGCTTTCGCAAATGCGTAACATTCCCGTAATTGTCCTTCTATGCTTTGTTCTGTCTGACGATCGGAGGAATAGCGGGCGTATATGACCGCGTTTAATGCTTCCGGCATTATTATTCCCCCTTCTGTTCATTTTCCCAACGCTCTATCCCTTTTACAAGTCCGGTATAAAAAGCCTTTTGTTCAGTTTCGGACAATTTGGAAACATTGTTAAACAATTCGTTCATCTGTTCAAGTAAAAGAGAAGAATTGCTTTCGCTGTTCACTTGCTCTTGGATTTTAGCTTGCAGATGTTTTCCAAATTGCGAAGCGTCATTTGAAAAATATCTTAAAAGCATACTTTCTATTGGCGTTCTACTTGTGGCGGGTTTTTCTTCGATCGCTTCAAGGTCGTTAAGGTTGTACTTTAACATGAAAAGCAATTCTTCAAGCGGTATTCCGGTAGCGTCAGACAGCTTGACAAACGTATCAAGGCTAATTGTCACGGGCTTACCCGTGCGCGGATCATAGCCTTTTTCGATACTGTCCAAATGCGTATGACTTATTCCGATTTTTTTAGCGTAATCACGAAGCGAAAGATCACCACGTGCTTTCCGTATTGCCTTACCTAATGCATCGTTATCCATACACAACACCGCCTTTTATCATATTGTAAACTACACACTACAATAAATCAAGACAAGCACAGAAAATTTACAAAATAATTTTGTTGTGTGCGCTTGACAAAATAGGTTTTGTTGTGTATGCTTTACATATAGGAGGTGGACGGCGTGTTAAACAAGGTAAAAGAGTACCGCAAGAAAAGAGGAATGACACAAGCGCAGCTTGCGGAGCGGGCTAACATTTGCAGGCCGTATCTTTCGGCGATTGAGAGTGGGAAGCAAACAAGAATTTCAAACGTTGTCATGTTTCAAATTGCCCGCGCTCTTCAAGAGCCGATCGACAATATTTTTTTTAGCAACTATGTTGTGTGCGCACAACAAGTAAAGGAGGCCTAACACATGAGCGGGATAACGGTACAGCTTGACACAATGCCCGCGCCCGTCATGGCGGCGCATTGTCGGGGCTTGTTTGAAGCGATCGGAAGTTTCTTCGATGATCCGGACAATCAAGCGAAGTTCGAGGCATGGCACAAGAAGAAATACGGCTGCTTGCCGAAAGAAACTTCATACGGCAGGCCGTCAGAGGCGAAAGGAGCGTAAACAATGAGCAAGCGGAAAAAGAAGCGCGGCGGCGGTCGTTCCCCGTATGAGGGTTACGAAACGGAGGTATGGGGATCAAGCCCGATACAGATAGCCGCGATCGAGAAGGAATACCGGAGCATGGAAGAAGAGAGCTTCCAAATGGGCGTAGAGGATCGGGAGCAGAACCGCCGGAAGCTGGATTATTACGAATTTGCGTTAGACTTTGCCGCCCTTCCGTTGCCGCGCGGGATCATTACGGAGATCGCACGGGCGAATTATGCGACATACCTTGACGCATACAAGGGCAAGGCATTCAAGGCGCATATCATTTGCAAAGTCCTTTCGTTGGAGGGCGGCGCGGTATGACAGGAAGCAGAAAATATAACTTCAAGTGTCAGAGTTTCCCGAACACGATTGAGCAGGAGCGCAGGCGGCGCGGCTGGACTGTTACGAAGTTGGCGGAGCTTTCCGGCGTAAGCCGTTATTCGATAGCAGCATATGAAACATGGGCGGCGGGCGGCATTGTACCGAAACAGCAGATGAAGAGCGTAACGGACACAACGGCGCAGATGATCGCGGACGCGCTGGAGGTTACGCCGGAACAGCTTTTCAAGCACTATGCGGAGGCGGCGGCAGAGCATAAACCGCGCGTTAAGCCTTTTTCAACAAGAGCGGAGCGGGACGGCGCAATATTGAAAGCGTTAGAGCCTGCAAAATATACGGCGCTGAAAATGTGCGGCGTTCTTCAATGCAAAGATGTATGGTGCGAAATGGACGACGTTATAGCAATCGCGTATGAAACCGTTGTTGAGGTTGCGGAAGAAGCGTTAGAAAGAGGGATCGCGGCGGGCGTTTGCTTTGACGCGATAGCTTGCGGAGCGGTCAAGAAGAAGTTTCTACGGCTACGCAAATATTACGGCGAGAAATGCCGGAAAGCCGATCTTGTGAGCTATGAAGCATATTTCCCCCTTCACGATCCGGCTTCTTCCTATCGCTTTGAAGATCGTTACGAGTTGCGCGAGGAATGCCGCGAGGCCGTCCGGACGCTTTCACCGGAGCGCCGCCGCGATCCATACATAGCGGAATTGCTGGAGGCAGTAGCATTATGAAAAAAGAGGGCAAAAAAATAACGCCCATCGGCGGGCAACCGATGAACGTTAGGGCTGTACAACAGCTATTCACTACAAATAAATTATAGCAGTTGTACGGCCTTTTGTCAAGGCAGGAGGCCAAAAAATGCGAGCAAAAAGAAGGATTTTCGCGGGTAGCGTATGTGAACAGGAGGTGTACACCTTGCCGGATCGGACAAAGGACGTAAAGAAGGCAGAGCCGCGCCCACGGTTCAGCAGCGCGGAGGAATACGAGGACTTCAAGCAGCGGTTAGCCCGTCGAAATCATGCGCGAATGTTCAACGCGACGTTTTCCCCCGCTTCCCTCTATACCACGATCACGCTGGACAACGAACACGAAGTACATACCTTCGCCGAGGCGGACGGGATCATAAATCCGTTTTGGCGGCGGTTGCGGCGGTTAAATCCGGACGCGCAAATAGCGCTTTACCCCGGCAGAGGCAAGACAACGAGCCGCATTCACTTTCACATGGTATCTAACGGGCTGACCGAAGAGCAGATACGGGAGAAGTGGGACGGCGGAACGATCATTCGTATTGAACACTTGCGGGAACACAACTACTACAACGGCGTGGATCACGGGCGGGATTATACAGGCCTTGCAAATTACCTTTTCGACCATTGGACACCGGAGAGAGGGACGCGCCACCATTACAAGGGTACGCGGAATTTGTGCCAGCCGGAGAAGGAAGCGGCGACGGAAGCAAAGCGGGAGTATTCCGAGAGCAAGCCGCCGCGAGCGCCGAAGGGTTACAGGCTTGTAGAAGCAAAAACGAACCGTTACGGCTATATGTGCTTCAAGTACGTTCGTAACGAGGACGCGGCGGAAGCACCGCCACCGAATAACCGGAAACGGCCTCTAAAATGCTGATCGCGGATCAGCTTTGAAGGCCTTGTAAATAAGTAAGGTTCGATAACCAACACTTTCTTTGAAGATGATTTTTTGTTTAATTCCCCGTCGCCTGCTTTAGATAGATCACGAAGGCGGCGAGCCGTCAAGAGGAACGTGGAATACCGGAGCGGCGCAACGCGGCGCGAGGATATGCCGCGAAAGCCTCTTTACGGTGAGTTGCCGGAGTGATAGAAGCAGGACGGCGGCGGGGATAACAAAAAATCATCAGAGGAAGCACATAGACACGCAGACAGCAGCCCGCCCGCAGGCGTGTTCAATTCCTTTGAGCCTGTCCCCCTCCCAGCGGGAGGGGCGGAGGGGTGGGAGAAAAAGCAGACAGAAAGGAGAAACGAAAATGTATTTCAGAGTATGCCCGCATTGCGGTTGCGCCCTTGATCCTTCGGAAAGTTGCGATTGTCAGCAGGAACGGCGCAGCGAACAGGAGCAGGAGGAAAGGAGGGCGCAAAATGGCAAAGTTCACGTTTACGGGGCTGGACAGCATTCAATATCAGCTTCAAGCAAGGGGCGCGAAAGTCAGCGGAACAGTTAATCATATGCTACACGCGGGCGCGAAGATAGCCCGCGAGGAAATGCAGGCCGCTTTGAAGGAATACGAGATACGGGACACGGGCGATCTTATCAAGTCTATTAAAGCGTCAAAGATCAAGAAGGGCGATAGCGGAAAGTATATCACGATCCGCCCGACAGGCTATGACCGCCACGGCGTTCCGAATGCGCTAAAAGGCTATGTATATGAAATTGGGACTTCACGACTTCCAGCCCGCCCGTGGAAAACCCTTGCAGATGTGCGCATGAGGGACAAAATTCAAGCGCGTATGCGAGAGGTTTTCCAAGAGGAAATGAGCAAAAACGGCGGCAATGAAGGAAAATGGAACGTGGAAGAGGTGGAAACGGAAGAATGAGTATTTTTAGCCGTATTTTTGGGAGGGTAAAGCCGCCAGCACGGGAAACAAGCCGCGCGGAAATCATCGGCGGCGGGAATGCCTTTTCAGCATGGAGCGGGAACGCATACAGCAACGACATTTTCAGAAGTGCCGTTGACGCGATCGCCCGCAATGCTGCAAAGCTGAAAGGATCGCACATTATCAAGTATCGGGATCATGAACAGGTAACGGGCGATTGCAAGTTAAACCGTCTGTTACAGGTTGAGCCAAACCCGTATATGTCCGCCTTCGATATGCTGTACAAGCTGTTTACCCACTATTTTCTGTACAACAACGCTTTTGCGTACATTCAGAAGGACGAACGCGGGCAATGCGTCGCCGTGTTCCCGCTCAATCCGGTTCATGCGGAGTTTTTGAGCGACACGGGCGGGGCGCTATATGTGCGCTTCATCTTTTCCGGCGGGCGTGAAGTCATTTTACCGTATGCGGATATTGTCCACCTTCGCCGCAATTTCAACGGGAACGATATTTTAGGCGATCCTAACGACGCGCTTTCCCCCGCGTTGCAGCTTGCCCACGCGCAGAATGAAGGCATTGTTTCCGCGATCAAGACAGGCGCGAGCATTCGCGGCATTCTGAAACGCACACAGCTTGCGAATGCCGACATCTTGAAGGAAATGCGCGAAAACTTCATACAGGACTATTTGAACATCAACAACAACGGCGGCATTGCCGTTCTTGACAGCGCCGCCGAGTATATCCCGATCGACAACAAGCCGTATGCGATCGACGAAAAGCAAATGCAGGCCGTAAAAACGAAGATTTACGACTATTTAGGCGTTTCGGAAGCAATCGTAAACAGTAGCTACGATGAAAACCAATGGGCGGCGTTCTATGAAAGCGTCATTGAACCGCTGGCGCTGCAATTAAGCCTTGAATTTACGCGCAAGCTGTTCAACGATCGGGAAAGAGCCTTCGGCAATTCTATTCTGTTCGAGAGCGGGCGACTTCAATTCACCAGCAACGCGACGAAAGTAAACTTGATCCGTGAAATTATGCCTATGGGCTTGCTTACGGTCAATCAAGCATTAGAAATTCTGAACCTTCCGAGCGTATCCGGCGGAGATCGCCGCATTCAATCGCTAAACTACGTTGACGCAGACAAGGCGGAGGAATACCAGCTTGCAAAGGCGAACGCGGGAAAGGAGGGGGCAGCAGATGAAGGATAAATATATCATGGCTATGCTGCTGGGAACGCAAGATCGCGTGAAGGACGAATACCCACATATACCGCTTTACGCGAAAGCAAGCGACATCGCCGATCTTCCCAGCTTTCAAAGGCAGGACATAAGCGGTATAGAGGAAACGCCGGAAGAAGAATACATAACGGCGGGGCTTATGGCGGTATTCGATCCGGAAACAAAGGAGTTCAAGCCGATACAGCTTTATGCCATTTACAAAGAATGGCTTGATCTAACAATTATCGCAAGCGAACATATTACAGGCGACGGAAAGGACGGCGCGGCAGATGAAGGAAATTAGAGTATGCGAAATAAGAGCGGACGCGGCGGCAGGCGCGGCGAAGGTTCTTAAATTAGAGGGTAGGCCGATTGTTTACGACCAGCCCACCACGATAAACGAT